CGAAAAATTTTTTCAAAATTTCAAACTTTTTTTTTTAGCTTTTCAGCTTTTCAGCTTTTCAAGACAGCCCGGCCGCCGACCAGTCAGCTTTCTAGCTTTTTAGCTTTTTAGCTTTTTGAGATAAAAGGGGAGAGGTGTGCTTTTGTGTGAAGTGTGTGTGTGTGTGTTGCACTGAATCCTCTCCCACTATACAGGAGACGCAAGACCTTTCGGCCCTGCCCCCCTATTATACAGCAACGGTACTTGAATTACAAGCCCACTTCGTGTATAATATTAACTATGCCAAAAGGTGACACACTAACTCCGCAACAAGAGCAGTTTTGCCAAGAGTTCATTAAAGATCTCAATGCACTGCGAGCTGCTGTACGCGCGGGCTACGGAGAACAACATGCCAAGAAGAATGCGTGGCAGATTGTTCGTAACCCAAACGTATCGGCAAGGATTGCTGAACTAAAGGCTGAACAAACAAAGCGCACTAAAATTGAAGCGGATGATATATTACGCCGCCTAGTGCGTATCGCTGAAAAGACTGAACAAGAGGGCGATTACAACGCGGCTATCCGCTCCCTAGAATTACTTGGTAAACATCAAGCGATGTGGACTGAGAAAAATATCACTGAGATGAATGTACAAAATGCTTTTGCAACAGGCAACTCGGAAGAAGATATTGAACGTGACGTCGAGCGACTAAAGAAAATCGCCGCACCAAAACTTAAACTAGTCGGGGACAAATAATGAATATACCTTTAGAAATAGCGAATAGAGAGTTTCAAGAGAAACGCGCTAAACGAAAAAAAGAATTAGAAGAAATGAATAAGAAAAAAGACTCAGTAGATCCTAGAGCTAATACTAAAGAATCAAAAGCTAGAACTGCTAAATTAAATAAAGAAGGACGTAAAGGTTTTAAACCAAACGCTATGGGTAAATATGGCGATCAATTAAAAACTTTATTAAAAAATAAAGAACGTCTTGTTGCGTCAGAAGTTGGAGATGGTTTAAATAAATATCAATTCCAAATACAAAAGTTAAAAGAAAGAATGAAAGCCGATGGCTTTAAATTTAAAACACTTCTTAATGATGTAAAGAAACAAGAACGTGAAGGTAAGTTTGATAGAGGCGAAGAAGGTAAAGCGAAAAATAAACTTCGTGCTAAAATGCAATCTGAGAAGGTAGGGGGCAGCAGAGGTAGATAATGTCTAACTTTACAACAAACGATAAAACAAGTAACCCAATATCTAATCTAAAAAATATTGTCAAAAATAAAACAGACAAACAATTAGAAAAAATACCGGGTTATAAAAAAATTAAAAAATCTATACCAAAAGGTTTATCTGTCGACATAGGAAAAGATAAAGTAACAATAGGTTATAGTAAAAAATTTTAATGCCAACAATAAACGTAACAGGAGACGTCAACATGGTACTACATCCAAACTTAGACATATATGATCCAAAGAATCCACCGCAAGACGTTTTCTCGCAACTGGTAATTTGGGGAGATGAAGTATATGTCATTAACGACAGAAGATAGAAACGCCGCCACCCGAGTGGCCGTTCAACAAGCAAGAGAAGATCTCTTAGCTTTTGTTATGATTATGAACCCAGCCTTTAGTGTTGGGCCGCATCACCGATTATTATGTGATCAACTCATGAAAATAGCAAACAGCGAATCAGATCGTCTCATGGTATTCGTTGCCCCCCGTTCTAGTAAATCATTAATTACGTCAACATATTTTCCTGCGTGGGCATTGGGAAAAAATCCATACTGGCAAGAAATTGCGGTATCACATAGTGATGACTTAGCTACAAGGTTCGGCCGCGCTATTCGTGATATTGTTAATACGCCTCAGTATAAATCTATATTCCCGCAAATAAATATTCGTAAAGATAACAGATCTGCAAACAGTTGGAGTATACAACATAAAGGAAAAGATGCAGGCTCGTTCCTCGCGGCGGGTTCTGGTTCAGGTATTGCAGGTTTTGGTGCACACTTAGCTATTATTGATGACCCAATATCAGAGCAAGATGCCTTTTCAAAAGCTAGAAGAGAAGCCTTGAATGAATGGTATGCTTCAGGTTTACGTACAAGACTCATGCCCGGCGGTAAAATTGTAGTTGTTATGACAAGATGGCATGAAAGAGACTTAGCAGGACACCTTTTAGAACTAGAAGACACGTCTCCTATGGCTGATACATGGGAAGTAGTTCGTATTCCTGCCCTAAATAACACAGATTCTTTAGAACAGTTAGAAGAAGCGCGGGAAAAATTAATAAATCAAGGATATTTGTCCAAGAATTATACTAATTTAAAACTTGGTGAGTCGTTTTGGCCAGAAGCAGACACCGAAGATGGGTTTCATTGGTCAACTGAGGAGATAATTCGTACCAAAAACAACACACCACCCTTTAAATTTGACGCATTGTATGGACAAGCGCCGTCTGCGGAGGAAGGAAACATAATAAAACTAGATTGGTGGCAAAATTGGGAACATCCCGACCCACCTGACTGTGATTATGTTATACAATCATGGGATACAGCGTTCTCTACACGTACAACAGCCGACTATTCTGCAGTTACAACGTGGGGTGTTTTTACAAAAGGACTAGATATGCCTAATCTGATCTTATTGGGGGCAGAAAAAGGTAGATGGGACTACCCGACCCTCCGAGAAAAGGCTGTTAAAAAATATAATGAGCATGATCCTGATTCAATCTTAATAGAAAAGAAAGCATCGGGGCAATCATTGATACAAGATTTACGTTTAACTGGTTTGCCTATCTTTGAGTTCCAACCAGACAGAGATAAAGTGGCAAGAGCTTACTCCATTACATCATTGTTTCATAATAGACGTATATTTGCCCCCTTTCGAAAGGATTGGGCAATGGAAGTTATAGATGAATCAAGAGCTTTTCCTGCAGGAATGCATGATGATTACATGGATACGCTAACACAAGCATTAATATGGATGCGAAATGGTGGATATGTTGTGCATGGTGGTGATACATGGCTTGACAAAAAGGAACAACAGATTTATAATAGGGAAAGTAGAAAATACTACTAAAGGGGATACATGGCTATAGAAAAAAGAATACAATTAGAAGACGATGACGCAATAAGCGCACCGTTACCTACAGAAGACTCAGAAGAAGTTACAGTTACGCCAGACGGTGGTGCTGAAATTACAATTACTGATCAACAAGAAATAGAAGAAGCAGAAGCTATGGGTTTGATGGACGAAGAACCTATGCAAATGTTTGGGCCATTTGATGCTAACTTAGCAGATACAATGGTAGAAGAAGATATTGATAAAGTTTCTTCAGATCTATTAGAAGGTTTTGAAAAAGATAAAGAATCAAGAGAAGAATATGATGAGATTGCTGAAGAAGGTGTAAATCTTTTAGGTTTAAAATATGAAGAGGGGGCAGGAGCGTTTCCCGGTGCATCAGGTGTTACACATCCAGTACTTGCACAGTCAGTAGTTAAGTTTCAAGCAAAAGCATACAAAGAATTATTTCCAACTGAAGGCCCAGTTCGTACAAGAATCATGGGAACACAAACTCAAGAAAAATTAGAACAAGCAAATCGTGTACGTCAGTTTTTAAATTGGCAAACACAAATGCAAATGGCAGAGTATGGGCCAGAGCTAGATAAACTTTTATTTCACGTTGCATTATATGGAACGGCATTTAAAAAAACATACTGGAATCCAACATTACAAAGACCAGTAACACAATTTATTAAAGCACAAGATTTTTATACTGACTACTATGCATCAGATTTAGAAACAGCAGAAAGATATACACATAAATATTTGTTATCTAAAAATGAAATTAAAAAAATGCAACTGGCGGGAATCTTTAAAGATGTTGAAGTCGATCCAGACTATAGCATTGAACAAAGCGGAGCAAAAGAATTAGAAGATGAAGTTGTTGGAAGTTCTCAACCGGGATCAAACGATGAATATATAGATTGTTTAGAAATACATGCGAATATAGATCTACCGGGTTTTGAAGATCCAAACGGAATCAAACTACCGTACGTTGTTCACATGACAAGTGAAGGGATTATTCTTTCTATTAGAAGAAACTATGATCAAGAGGATCCTCTTCGTAAAAAGAAAATGTACTTTACTCATTACACAATGATTCCGGGTTTAGGTTTTTATGGTTATGGTTATATTCATTTAATTGGTGGATTAACTAAAACAGCTACTTCCTCCATGCGTCAATTAATTGATGCTGGTACCTTTGCTAACTTGCCGGGTGGTTTTAAGGCACACGGACTTCGTGTCCTTGCCCCCGACGAGCCAATAGCTCCGGGTGAATTTAGAGAAGTAAACGCACCTGCTGGTGACTTGGGTAAGTCTTTACAGATATTACCATTTAAAGAACCATCATCTACGTTATTTAATTTAATGGATTACGCTTCTAAACTAGCTCAGCAATTTGCTGATTCAACAGATAATATAGTTGAGAATGCGTCAAACTATGGGCCGGTCGGTACGACTATGGCTCTGCTTGAGCAGTCTTCAAAACTGTTCAACGCTGTGCACAAGCGTTTACACGCGGCACAAACAAAAGACCTGCGTATACTCACGAGGTTAGACTCTGAGTATCTTCCTGACTTGTATCCCTATGAAGTAGCAGGTGGTGCACAGCAAGTATTCAGGAAAGATTTCAACTTAAAAAGTATAGATGTCATTCCTGTATCCGATCCTAACATGCCAACAGAAGCACACAGGATTGCGAAAATAAATGCTATCATGTCCATCGCTCAACAGAACCCAGCTGCTTACAATATGGAGCAAATAGGTATGGAACTGTTTTCAGCGATGGGCGTGGAAGAACCACAACGATATTTAAAACAACAGCAACAACCATTTAGTGCTGATCCTATTTCAGAAAATATGGCGGCATTAAAGGGGGCACCTTTACAAGCAAGACCAGATCAAAATCATGATGCACATATTGTGGCACATGGAACATTTTTACAAAACCCGTCATACCAAAGTCCGGGTATGCAACAAATATTAATGTCACATTTACAAGATCACTTAGCTATGAAATATAGACAAGAAATGGCGCAAATGATAAACAATCCACAAATGCAACAAATGATAATGTCTGGCCAACAACTGCCACCAGAAATGGAAAATCAAATTGCTTTATTATCTGCAAATGCTTCTGACAAAGTTATGAAGTTAGATGAAGAAAAAGCTAGAATAATGTCTGGTGAAACAAAAGATACAGCACAAGAACAAATTGAAATACAACGACAAGACTTAGCATTACGTGCGCAGAAATTAATGAACGATATGAAAGTACATCAAGACAAAATGGATTTAGAAGAATCTAAATTAATGATTGATGATGAAAACAAAGATGAAGATCGTAAATTAAAAGAAGCAAAACTTGCAATGGATTCAGCAAAAGATACAATGCAAGAAGTACAAGCTGTGATTAATACAACAATAGGAAGATCATAGTATGGCAACAAAAACAAAAACTAAATCAAAAGTTAATCAGGCTGGTAACTATACTAAGCCCGGATTAAGGAAGCAGATTTTTAATCGTATAAAAAGTCAAGCTTCTCACGGAACAGCCGCCGGTCAATGGTCAGCGCGTAAAGCGCAAGCATTGGCAAAGGCTTATAAAAAAGCTGGAGGAAGATATAAGTAATGCCTAAATATGCAATGAAAACACCTGCTGCTAAAAGAAATAAAAAGCCTTTAAAAAGCAAGCAGAAAAAGAAAAAGAAAAATAAATAAGGAGTATTTATGAAAAGTATTTGGAATAGAATAAAAGACAGCTCTAAAACGGAAAAGGTTTTAGGTATTGTTGTTATTATTTTAGTAGTAGCTACTATTTGGTAACATGAAGAAAGCTATCTTAAAAGCGTTAGCATTAAAATATGAAGCGCAAATAGAAGAAGCTAAAACAACTATTAATATTTATTTAGACAATCCTGTGGGTATTGGGGAACATCCCCAACACCTAGAGGAGATAGATAAATTATTAGATGCAATGGCAACAGCTGAAGATAAATTAGATTCGTTAAGAAGACACTGGGGTTAACATGAGTCGTTTAAAAAAATCTCAGAAAAGTTTAAAGCAATGGAGTGAACAAAAATGGCGAACGAAGTCTGGGAAGAAGTCAAGCGATACTGGGGAAAGATATCTACCAGAGAAAGCAATCAAAGCTCTATCATCTGCAGAGTATGCGGCCACGACAAAAGCAAAACGCCAAGGAACAAAAAAGGGCAAACAGTTTGTGAAGCAACCAAAGAGCATTGCAAAGAAAGTAAAAAAGTATAGGAGTACATAATGGCTGACCCAAGATTAAAACGAGCGGGAGTAAGTGGTTTTAATAAACCAAAACGTACACCCAGTCATCCTAAAAAATCACACATTGTTGTAGCAAAAGAAGGTGACAAAATAAAAACAATTAGATTTGGACAACAAGGTAAAAAAGTAGGAACAGTTTCAGGTACAGCAGGGGCACCAAAAGCGGGAGAGTCTGCTAGAATGAAAGCAAAAAGAAAATCATTTAAAGCCCGCCACGGCAAAAACATTGCCAAAGGTAAAATGTCAGCGGCGTTTTGGGCTGATAAGGTTAAGTGGTAGGTGGCGTTTCTCGTAGCAAACGTACCCCCAGTTAAAGTTCACGTTAAAAAAGAATATCTTTACGATCACCAAAAAGGGCATGGTGAATTTACAGAAGGTATTTGGGTATCATGTAAATCAATACAAGGCAGAGCTTTGTACTTTGAAACATACTTACCTGAGTATGCAGCACTTTATGATAAACTTCCTATAAGTGCTTTTGTTACTTCACCTGATGTAAAAGAAAATATTGCTTTAGAAGAACTAGAACTGTGGGATGCATTCAGTTATCACATCACGGTGATAGAAAAAACAACAGTACCACCAAGAGCAAAGTATTTATCTCCATCAAAGAAATGGTATCAAGGAGAATATTTATTTACTATAGATAGTTGCCATCCCGATCATAACTTACCTAATGTAAACTATTCAGAGATACCAGAAGAACATAAATCATTTAATATTTTGAAATTAGATAACGGACATTTTGCAGCGCAACCTAACAATAGAACATTATTCTATGACAAATCGCTGACTCCATCAGAACCAAAGCAACCAGATTTCAAAGTATCGACAAAAGAATATAATGTAGAATCTGTAAGCAAATGGACGGCGGGAGATGACACAAATTATTTTTATAAATTCCTTGAACAAAAATAAATAATATGCTATAATAATGTTGATCGCCATAATGGGATCATAACAACAACGCTCAACGGAGGTTATATGAACGTTATAAACTGGGAACCGTACAAACCATTTACAGTAGGGTTCGATTCAATACTAGATAGACTCATGGATATTAACACTGAGTCACCAAACTATCCACCATACAATATTAGAAAGATCGATAACTTAAACTACGTAGTCGAAATGGCTATAGCTGGTTTTGGTAAAGATGATATTAATATTGAATATGCAGACAATACAATGACAGTTAAGTCTATTAAAAAAGATAAAGCTGAAGACAAAGATATTCTGCATAAAGGTATTTCGCAAAGATCATTCATCAGATCGTTTGCTTTAGCAGATGATATGGTGGTGAAGGATGCAAAACTAGAAAATGGTTTACTATCAATTCACATTGAAAAGATTGTACCAGAGGAAAAGAAACCTAAAACAATTAATATTAAATAAAGTACGGGGGTACTAAACTGCCCCCTTACCTACAGGAGGCAAGATGGATGCAAGTACTTTAAAAAATAATTTATTAAAAGCTTTAGATGAAGCGATTGATGCCAACAAAGATCAGCTATCTGGTGTGGGGGCAGATGATTTCGCTTCATATAAATACATGTTAGGCATTGCTCATACACTGCAAGACATGAAATCTAGGGTACTAGATGAACATAAAAAACTATACAAGGAGAATAATCTATGACAATAAATACATTACCAAAGCCTTCTGGCTTTAGGATATTACTCAAACCAAGAGAAGTATCTAATAAAACAGCAGGAGGTATCATACTAACAGACGAATCTAAGGATGCGGCGAAGTTTTCTTGCGTCGTATCTCAAGTAATTGACATGGGAAAAGACTGTTATAACGATAAAGATTCTAAATGGTGTAGTATAGGAGACTGGGTTTTAACCGGAAAATACGTCGGATTAAAAGTAAAACACGACGGAGAAGAGTATTCTCTGATCAATGATGACGAAGTAGTGGCGGTAATACCAGATCCTTCTAAAATAACACACAAATAGACTTGCATTAATTTAATTATTAGTGTAGAATATACCAAAGCGTAACACGCGGATCGCAACCGAAGGAGGTCTAATGGTAGACGAAATTAAAAAAGAAGAAGAACAATTAGAAGAAGATATAATTGTTGATCTTCCAACCGAAGAATCTGAAGGCAAAAAAGAAACTATGCCTGAAGAGCCTGTTCAAGAAGAGGCTCCAGTCCAATCCGAAGAAACTGTAGAAGAAGAAATTGATGTTGAGGAATCAACAGATGATGACGATGATACAGACATATCTGAAGATCCGGAGGAATCTAAAGACAAAAAACAATTTGGCAAGCGTGCTGAGAAAAGAATCAAAAGGCTTGTTAAAGAAAAGAAAGATTTAGAAGCTAGATTAAAAAATCTGGAAGACCAAGAGAAATCTTGGACAACAGAAAGAACGAAACTTCAAAGTCGAACTAAAGATTCCGAACTGCAAGCAATTAACTCTTACATAGAAAGATTAAGTGCTCAAGAAAAACAGTCCTTATCTGCACTCAAAACAGCCAAAGAGGCAGGAGATATTGATGCGGAAATTAAAGCACAAGACGCTTTAGCTTCAGTTAAAGCCGAAACTTTAATCGCACAGCAGTACAAGGCAAGGGCTGAAACTGATACGACAGTTAAAGAAGAACCAAAACAAGAACCAAAAACAGAGACTCCACAGAGTTCTGTTCCAGATCGTAAAGCTTTAAATTGGCAAAAACGAAATGAATGGTTTGGTGGAGGTACTACTAAAGATCGTATCATGACACAAGCAGCTATGGTAATTCACAAGGAATTAATTGAGGAAGGTATTATGCCTGCCAACAATCCAGATGAATACTATAACGAACTTGATTCTCGTATTCGTGATGAGTTCCCTGAACGATTCCAGAATACAGCAGTTAAAAAAGTTTCACCAGTTATGGGCGGAACGCGCTCTGCTATCGGGAAAAACCAAGTAAAGCTAACCAAATCAGAAGTTGAGATGGCTGGCAGACTAGGTGTTTCCTTACAAGAATATGCGCGACAAAAAGTGCGCCAGAAGGCGGGAGGTTAGAAATGACACAAGCAACAAAAAGCAGCCGTAAAAGTCGGGACTCGGCAACTCGAACTAAATCTTGGGAACCACTAAAAAGACTGGACATTCCTAAGGGTAAAAAAGAAGAAGGTATGGAATATATCTGGGTTCGACATGAACTGTTAAATAATCCAGATGATTCAAATGTCCACGAAAGACTGCGCGAAGGTTATGTGCCGGTCACACCCGATGAACTTGGGGATGACTTTCATGCCGATGTGTTGTCAGCTGGCAAACACGCTGGTACTGTTAGATCAGGTGATCTGATCTTGATGAAAAACACAAAGGAATTTGTGAATCAAAAAGAACAGTACTACGACGACCAAACTAGAAGAATGGGTCAAGCATATAGTGCTGAATATATGCAACAACAAAACCCTTCGATGCCGGTATCAGATGAATCAAGAACTTCGGTAACACAAGGTTCTGGTTCAAAACCAAAATTCGAGGAGTAACCTTTGGGTGGCTCTGAGAAGAATTTAATAACTAACTTGCAATAAGGAGATTATTATGGCAGGATATGGATTAGAACCAGTTAGACAATCTAACGGCGGAACTATCAGAGCCAATAATTTTTCTGACGGAAACGGCTACAGAATAGCTGCTACTGCACCTTCAGCATTTTTTGAAGGTGACTTAGTAACTTACTCTGCTGGAAACATTGTAACTGACATGGCGGCAGCGTCGCCCGGTGCAGTTGTAGGTGTTTTCTGGGGTGCTGAATACTCAGATAATTCAAGTGGAGATGTTAAATTTGTACGTTCAATCGCTGCAAGCACTGTTGCTAAAGCTAAATTTAAAGCTTATGTGTATGACGATCCTAACACTCTTTTTAAGATTCAATCGGATCAAGACACTACCGCAATAGCTGCTGCTGATGTAGGAAAAAACGTTCAAATCGTTGCATCACCAACTGGCTCAACAGTAACTTTCAAAAGCGGTCTCGTAGCAGACTCTAGCACTAAAGCAACTACAAACACTTTCCCACTACAAATTTTAGGTAGTGCGCAAGATGATTTAGGTTTTACAAGTGCTGGAACTACTATGAACGTTCTTGTAAGAATTAACACTCACCAACATCGTAACGGCGCTACAGGCGTTACTGGTATATAATTAAGGAGTAAATAACTATGGCTATATCAAGAGGTCAAATCCTTAAAGAATTAGTACCGGGTTTACACGCCATTTTTGGAACTGAATATAACAGATACGAAAATGAGCATGCCGTACTATTCGATCAGGAATCATCAAATAGAGCCTTCGAAGAAGAAGTATTATTCCCCGGTTTCGGAGAAGCTTCTGTAAAATTTGAAGGTCAAGCTGTTAACTATGCTGATACTGGAGAAGGTTGGGTATCAAGATATCAACACGAAACTGTCGCTATGGCATTCTCAATTACTGAGGAAGCTATGGAAGACAATCTGTATGATAAATTGTCTACCAGACTAACAAAAGCATTAGCTAGATCAATGGCTTCAGCTAAACAAACAAAAGCAGCAAACGTATTCAATAACGCTTTCTCTTCTTCACAATTAGGTGGAGACGGTAAAGTATTATGTGCTACTGATCACCCATTACAAAGTGGTTCAGCACAAGCTAATACGTTCACTACACAAGCAGAACTTTCAGAAACTTCTCTGGAAGACGCGTTAATTGGTATCGCTGGCTTTACTGATGACAGAGACATTCCGGTGGCTCTTCAAGGTAAAACTTTGCACATTCCAAGACAACTTGTGTTTGTTGCTGAAAGATTGATGGCATCTCCATACAGAGTTGGAACTGCGGACAATGATGTAAACGCTCTCGTATCGAAAGGTATGTTACCGGGCGGTTATCATCTTAACCACAGATTCACTGGAAGTAAACGTTGGTTTATTAGAACAGATTCTCCTCACGGAATGAAAATGTTCAACAGATCACCAATCAACACTTCAATGGAAGGTGACTTCGAAACAGGTAATGTACGTTACAAAGCTAGAGAGAGATACTCATTTGGGTTCTCTGACTGGCGTGGCGTATGGGGTTCAAACCCATCCTAAACACTAGAGGGGGTAGCATAAAAACTGCCCCCTTACCAACCCATAGACTACGAAAGTAGACTACAAACAAAAGGATAGACAATGGGAACAACGACTTTTTCAGGCCCGATTAAAGCGGGAACAATCCGTGAAGGCGGATCACAAAATACAGGTTTTGTTGAAATGGCACAATCTGCTGCTTGGTCACAATCAGCAAGTGCAGCTAGCACTGGAATTATTATTCCAGCAAATTCACAAATCACCGAAATAACTCTGTATATAACTACAACTCCAGACTCAGCTAATTTATCTGTAGGAACTTCAGCAAGTGCAAACGAACTATTTTCTGCATTAGCTTTAGGAACTTCTGCAAATGTAATTAAGCAAGGTTCAACTGGAACAATCACTGATGCAGATACATGGGCAGATGTAGGAAGTTCTGATGTAACAATTCAGACTATCTCTAGCACAGGTTCTTCAGGTGCTGGTTATATTACTGTTAAATATATTCAAAACAATAATTTAGCATAACATCAAGGGGGCAGCAATGTCCCCTTAACTTATAGGAGTTTATAATGGGTTTTTCAACAGACGTAAAAGCTACAAGAAAAACGTCAACTGGTGCTGTATTTGCCGGCCGAACTAGGCTAAGAGGTTTAATCGCAGCAAACAGTGGGGGCGGAGACGGTCTTTTAGTTTTACAAGATAATACAGATAGCACTACATTATTCGAATGTGATGTAGCAAACGGTGATGTTTTTGCTTTTAATTTACCAACAGATGGTGTTTTATTTCCGGGTGGAATGAAAGTTTCCACTATGCAAAATTTGTCTGGTGTGACAATACTACATGACTAATGTCTGATATTGAACTACAAAACAAATTGGAGATAACTGAGATGAAAGGTGATTTAAAATTACTAAATCAAAAAATACATACAATAGAAACAAACCATTTAGTGCATTTGCAAAAAGACATTGACAAAATAAATAAAGTATTATGGACAGTTGGTGTCATGGTATTTGCACAATTTATTTGGTTAGTTAAAACTATTGTTATGGGATAGGAGTACAGATGGCGACTTCTGGTACGTATACTTTTAACTTAGACACTGCTCATATTATTGAGGAAGCATATGAGAGAATTGGACAGCAAAGTAAAACAGGTAATGATTTAAAAACTGCTAGACGTTCTCTCAATTTGCTTTTGACTAAATGGGTAAACGATGGCGTAAATTTATTTACGTTAGATTTAACAACCACGTCTTTAACAAAAGACGTAAACAATATAACATTAAGCGCTTCTCAATACTTAGATGTTTTAGATGGCGCAATTAGAGATAATTCTGACACATCAAATCCACAAGATATATCTATCGAAAGAATTAGTTTAGATGATTATTTAAATATTCCAACTAAAAATGATACAGGCAAACCTGTACAGTTTGCGGTTGAAAGAAATAGTCAATTTACCAATGCAGGTACGGGAACACATAAAATTTATTTCTGGCCAATACCAGATCAAACATACTATCAATTTACATCATGGACTATTAGATATCCACAAGATGTAACCACAACGTATACACAAAATCCAGATATACCAAGAAGGTATTTACCGGCATTGATTAGTGGATTAGCTGTTGAATTGGCAGTTAAGTTTGCACCAGATAGATTGAATATACTAAAGCCTTTATACGATGAAGAATGGATGAAGGCAAAAGAAGAGGATAGAGAAAGAGTTAGCTTTTACGTACAACCACAGGTGTACTAATGGCACGATACGCTAAAGGTAAAAAAGCGGTCTTAATAGACGACCGTTCTGGATTTAAGATTAGATATAAAGATGCCCGTGAAGAATGGACGGGTTTCAAAGTTCATAAAAAAGATTGGGAAGCAAAGCATCCACAATTAGAACCACAAAAATATTTACGTAAAGGACGTGGCAATGTTTTATTTAAACCACGACCAGATGCGGATTCAGTTCCAACAACTATACCTTTAGGCTCGTTACACGGAAGATTCTCGGCACAGACAACTACATTAGTTGGTCAACCTAATATTAATTTAACCGAACAAACAAATGGCCTTGGTCTAATTTCACGAATTGGTACACCGGGTATAGCATTAGTTATACCAATCAGTGGCGTATCATCATCAACGGCTCAAGGTACATTAACTATCAATGGAGCGGAACAAGCTGAAGGATTAGAAGCAGTAGCACAACAAGGTGCTGTTACGAAGAAACTTGGTATAAATATTACTGGCGTAGGTTCTACAACAGCACAAGGTTCAGTAACATTAAACTCTGCAGAAGATGCAAATGGTATTGAAGCAACTACATCACTTGGATCTGTAACTCTNAACTTAACTGAGAATCTTGTAGGACAAGAAGCAACAGCTCAACAAGGCACTCCAACTCTTAACTTAACAGAGCTTGGTGGAGGTATTGAAGCTACTACTTCTCTTGGTACATTGGNAATTAATGCTACTGTATTCCCAGCAGGTCTAGGAACTACAGCTTCACAAGGTACAACACAAGCGGAAATTATTGTACCAGTAACTCCAACAGGGTTGCAAGCTACAGCAAATCGTGGTACAATAGATGTAAATTCACCGAGTTGGGGTAACTTTACTTGGTCACAAGGAGAATGGGGTAATTAATGGGATTAACGTACGTACAGTTAAAACAAGCAATTCAGGATTGGACTGAAAACGATTCTACGGAATTTACAACAGCGACAGGTTCTGGCAAAGCACCTATTGATTTATGTATCGAACTAGCAGAACAAAGACTTTTAAGAGAAGCTGATATTGCAGAATATCATAAGAATGTTACATTTACTTTATCAGCTGGCAATAATACGTTTGACGTTCCTCAAGATCTGTACGTAACCAGATACATTAAACACCAAACAGGAAATTTCTTAGAAGAGAAAGATCAAACATATGTGAGAGAGTTTACTCAGAATGAAGCAACAACTGGTTCTCCTGAGTATTACGCCTTATACGGCGAAGGTAGTTATTCATCATCTGATAGGGGTACAAAATTTTTATTTTCTCCTAAGGCAGATGTTGACTATACGCTCGAAATAGGGTATACTATACTACCAACAGGACTTAGTAGCGGTAACGCGAACACTTATTTAGGTGACTATGCTCCTGATGTCATATTATATGGAAGCATTTTAGAAGCGACTGTATTTATGAAAGAAACCGCAGATCAAGGAGCAAGATATCAAGCTCTATATGATCGGGCTTTGCAAACGTTCTTGAGACAAGAACAACAACGTAAAAGAACTGACGAGTTCACAACGGGTGAGATAGGAACAAAAGGATAAACTATGGCCATAACATCAGCAATTTGCACAAGTTTTAAAAAAGAATTGCTTGACGGAATACACAGCTTTTTAGCAACAGGTGGTGACACTTACAAGATTGCTTTAATCAAAGCTCAAGCTTCGCAAGCAGGAACTTATGGTGCAGCAACGACTAACTATTCCGATGTAACAGGTAACTCAGATGAGTTAGGTGCTACAGGTGGATACACTACAGGTGGAAACACTTTAACAAATATAGATCCAACATCAAGCGGCACAACAGCTTTTATTGATTTTTCAGATACGTCTTGGACGTCTGCAACTTTTACAACTAGAGGTTGTATTATTTATAATACATCTGAAAGTAATAAAGCAGTAATGGTAATTGATTTTGGTGCAGACTTTTCTGTATCAGGCGGTACTTTCGAAATTCAATTTCCAACTGCTGATGCATCAAACGCTATTTTAAGAATAGCATAAGGAGTTTAAATGGCTTCAACATGGAGTAATCTTGGCATCAGGTTGATGACCACAGGTGAGAACGATAACACTTGGGGTGATCAAACAAATGATAACTGGAATAGAATGGAAGATTCAACGGACGGGGTTCTGTCGGTTGCTATAACAGGAAACTTAAGTTTAACATTCACAACAAATCCTACATCGTATGCTTCTGAGAATGGCCGTCAGAAAGTTTTAAAGTTTACCGGTACGCCGAGTACAACTTGCACGATAACTCTTCCAAACATTCAAAAAACTTATACTGTACAAAACGATACAGATTCAAGTTTGATTTTTACAGCTGGTACAGGGGCAGCAACATATACCCTTGTAACTGGTAGAGATGCATCAATCTATGTAGATGGTTCAGATGAAGTTCATAACGCTTTAGCTAACTTAGATGTAACAACAGTTAACGGTGTGGATGTAAGTAATGCAGCTACACAGGGTTTCGCAATCGCTATGGCGGTTTCATTATAAAGGAGGATAGATGGCCCAGAATTTTAGAAGGTATACATCCAACGCAGTCGGCGCAAGTGCTGCTACTCTTTTCACTGCTAACTCTTTTGACACAGTAGTTGGTATTTCATTGTCCAACATTACAGGATCATCAATCTTAGTTGATTGCTATGTTAACGATTCAAGTAATGATATTTATTTAGTTAAGTCTGCCCCCATACCGAGCGGCGGTTCTTTACAGATTTTGGACGGGGGTGCTAAATTAATTGTGCAATCAGGAGATGCATTAAAAGTAGTATCAGACACAGCATCATCTTGTGATGTTTGGGTTTCAACTGTTGACGATATAAGTACATAAGGAGGATATTAAATGCCGTATATAGGCAATACACCGGCGGATAAATACAGTAGTTTTGCTGTACAGCACTTTACAACAAGTGCAACAACAAGCTATACGTTAGACCAATCGGTTGCAAACGAAAATGAGATCGCATTGTTTATTAACAATGTGCGTCAAGAACCGGGTTCGAGTTATGCATATACTGCAAACGGAACAGCTTTAACACTGTCAAGTGCAACAGCTGCAACGGATACCATGTATTGTGTATTTATTGGAAAGGCTGTCCAAACAGTCACGCCATCTGCTAATAGTATTACAGCGGCAATGATTGTTGATGGTACTATTACCGCAAGTGAAATTAGCTCAAGCACATCATTCTCTTTTCCTGTACAGTTATATTCTGCGGAAGCTACTTTAACAGATGGGGCAAATATTGATTGGAACTTACAAACACAACAAGTCGCTAAAGTAACGTTGGGGGGCAACAGAACATTCAACGCGCCAACTAATTTATTAGCGGGGGCATTCTGCTCACTGCTTGTTATTCAAGACGGCACGGGTTCAAGAACAATTACATGGAACGCAGTCTTTAAATGGACAGGCGGTACAGCACCAACTTTATCAACAGGAACTTCAGCTAAAGATTTATTTGTTTTTAGAAGTGATGGAACAAATTTATATGAAGTAGGAAGAAGTATAGGGATAGCATAATATGTACGCATTAGTAGAGAATAATCAATTTGTTAAATTAATGAGAACCAATAAAGGTTTTACTTTAAATGGGTTACAATATCCAAAAGAAGTATTTACTTTATGGACAACTGAAGAAAGAAAAGCTATCGGTATTTATCCCGTAAGAACAGATACTACAAATAAAAAAGATGAGGCATGGTATATCAATACAAATATTACTTATGCGGTAAGTGGTGATGAAGTNGTAGGTNCNTATGGNACNGCNACAGCAAAACTTTTAGAAGATAGAAATGAAGTAAATGATGATGGCACTCCAATGTTGGATAGTGANGGTAATCAAGTTGTAACTAAAGGTTTAAAAACAATTAAAAAAGAAATGATAAACAATCAATGNGCAGGCATTCTTGCACCATCTGATTGGATGGTAGTGAAAGCAACGGAAACAGAAACAACAATGGATAGCGGGTGGAAAACATGGAGAGCGAGCGTTAGAACAAAATGCAATTCAATGCAAACACAAATAGATAATGCTAGTGATGTTGATGCGTTAGCCGCTTTGTTTACTTATACAGAACAAGAAGACGGAACAGTAACAAAACCACTCGGCGAATTTCCAGTAAAGGAGTAACATGGCGTTTCCAGTTATAGGTGGAACTCAATTATCAGGTTACAATATAGATAATTCACTTAGGTTTAATGATGATGATAGTGCTTATTTATCAAGATCACAAACAAATGGTAATCAAGACAAATGGACATGGTCAGTTTGGGTTAAAAGAGGGAATATAAGTTCAGACCAATGTTTTTTTGCAACTACTAATGGTAGCACCACAAGTTTTGACGCTAAATTTAAATCTTCTGATGCGATAGAAATATATAATTATTTTGGTGGTGGCTTTGATTCGCAATTAATTACAAACAGATTATTTCGTGATGTTAGTGCATGGTATCACATTGTTGTAGTATATGACAGTGGCAACGCAACTGAATCCGATAGATTACAAATCTATATAAATGGAACAGAAGAAACTTCATTTAGCACAACTAATTATCCTAGTTTAAATGCAGATAGTGATTTAAACGTATCTGGTTCAACTTTAGATATTGGTAGACAAGCAAATGGATCACAATTTTTTGACGGATATATGTCAGATGTTTATTTAATAGACGGACAAGCATTAGCACCAACAGAATTTGGCGAAACAAATGATAACGGAGTTTGGATACCTAAAGCATATGATGGTTCTTATGGAACTAATGGTTTTAAATTAGAGTTTCAAGATTCTGGTAATTTAGGAGATGATACATCTGGAAATGGAAATGATTTTACACCAACTAATTTAACAGCAACAGATCAAACAACAGATACCCCTACAAATAATTTTTGTACTATGAATCCTCTTAGTTCTTCTGCATATGAAGGTTCTTATACTTTTGCAGAGGGTAATACTGAAATGCATTGGACTGCTCATGCAACAGCATTATCTACAATAGGTGTTAGTTCTGGTAAATGGTATGTTGAAATAAAAAAAATTACATCAACAGGTTCTCATAATGGGGGTATAGTTTTTGAAAAAAATGGAAATGTTGGCACATTAATTGAGCCTGTTGCTAGTGAACAATCTGCTTGTGGTGTTTTTCCATTAACTGCAACTGGCGAATTATATTATAATCAAACTCAACAACAAAGTGATGCTAGTTGGACTTTTGCTGTTGGCGATATTTTACAATATTACATAGATTTAGATAATGGCACATTAAAAGTTAAAAAAAATGGAAGTGATTTTTCTACAGCATTTAGTATAACATTATCTAATTCTAATGATTATA